AGAAACAGATGAACAATATTGGCAGATATATGGTCTTGGGTTAAAAGGAATAAGTAAGGCAACTATATTTAAATACTATGAATGTAATCAAATACCTGAAGATGCAAGTTTTGTAGCTTATGGTGCAGATGCAGGATATACCAACGACCCCTCAACTTTAGTTAGTGTTTATTTAAAAGGCTACAATTTATATATTAAAGAACATTTATATAGAACTATGATGACTACTTTAGATATACATAACAAATTTAAAGAAATAGGAATAATGAGGGAGCAAATTTATTTTGATAGTGCTGAACCTAGACTTATAGATGAACTACGAAGAATGGGCTGGAACATAAGACCAAGCTTAAAAGGTAAAGATTCAATTAATGCTGGTATAGATTTATTAAAAAGATATAAATTAAATATAACAGCTGATTCTACTAATGCTATACAAGAGTTTAGAAACTATAAATGGAAAGAAGATAGAACAGGCAAGCTAACAAACATACCAGAAGATAAGAATAACCACATTACTGATGCTGTGAGATATGCTACTTATTCCATATTAAGTCGCCCTAACTTTGGGAAATATACAATACAATAAAAAAGTTATTAAAAATTTTGTTAATTAAATAGTTATTTGTATCTTTAAGTATTATTAATAAACGTTCTTTAAAATATCGGAATTAACAAAACAACATTTAATAGCTTTGAATAGCTAGGAGAAAGTCTTCACGTTAGTTCTGATATAAAAGAACTAAAAAACAAAACAAAATGAAAAATTTAAAAGTAAAAAATATGACAAGCGATTACGGAAATATAATTGCTAATCAGTTTGAAATTAGAACACCGAAAGGAGTTTATTTTCAAAGCTATGATTCTATAATAATATTTATAAATAATAAAGGACAAATCTTTTTAGATAGGTACTATTGGGATTATTCACCTACGACAGGTAAATATAGAAATCAATTTTTAGGTGAAGATATTAAAGAAACACGCAGAAAAATAAGAAGCAAAGAATATAAACTAAAAGACTTAAATGAATAAAACAAAAATACAAAACCTTAAAGACCTAGAATTTTATGCTCATATAGATTCTGCAATTAATTTAATTAAGAAGTGGAGGCAACAAAGCCCAGATAATAAAGAGCTAAAACTTATGGAAGATAGTTTTGTTGGAATTTGTTTTTGGTGTAATACAATGGAGCAAGAAGCAAGGCTATACAAAACATCTTTAAGTGATTATAGATTAGAAAAAAACATAGCACTAGACAAATATAATGAACTAAAAAAGAAATATGACAAAATGAAAGAACTAGAATTATAATTATTTTGTTTAGTTTTTGTTAGAAAGAGGTGAGTAGAAATACTCGCCTTTTTTTATTACTTTAGTATTATTATAAAATCCCAATTTAAATACGTTATATATATATGAAATTGAAAATAGATATACCTACATCGTTAAATGAAATAACACTACATCAATATAAGCACTATATTAAAATACAAGATAAAGTAAAAGAAGAAAGATTTATAAATGCTAAAATGATTGAGATATTTTGTAAAACAAAATTAGAAGATGTAATGAGATTAAGGCTAAAAGATAGTGAAGAAATAATAAATTTGCTTTCTGAATTATTTAAAGAAAAACCTAATCTAGTTCAAAGGTTTAAATTAAATGGAGTTGAGTATGGCTTCCACCCTCAATTAGATGAATTAAGTTTAGGAGAATATATTGATTTAGATACTTACATTGGCGATTGGGATAATATAGATAAAGCTATGAATGTTTTATACAGACCAATAGTAGGTAAGTTTCAAGACAAATATAATATTGAAGAATATACAGCTAAAGAAAATAGAGATATTTTAAATATGCCAATGGATGCAGTTATGAGTTCTATTTTTTTTTTGTGGAATTTAGGGATAGACTTATCTCAAACTATGATGAACTCTTTGGAGGAGGGTCAGACGGAAGCCTTGACGGAGTATCTAATTTCTCAAGAAAATGGGGTTGGTATCAATCTCTTTATGGACTCTCTCAAGGGGATATTACAAGGCTTGAAAGTATCACTAAACTAAATGTACATAATTGTTTTATGATGTTATCATTTATGAAAGATAAAAACGAATTAGAATCTAAAGAAATAAAAAAGAAATTTAAATGAGCAATCAAGGCATCAGAGGTTTTTACCAATTAACTGAAACAATAAAAGAAGAACTTTTAAAAGACCAAAGCATTAATACAGTTACAACAGGAAATATTTCTGATGTTAATTTAAACAAACAAGATATGTTTCCGATGGGTCATATTATTGTAAATAATGTTACAGATGAGGAACAAGTATTAAGATTTAATATCAGCATAATTGCAATGGATATTGTTGACCAATCTAAAAATGAAACAGCTGATAGATTTACAGGCAATAATAATGAACAAGATATTTTAAATACACAACTTGCTGTTTTAAATAGGCTAACACAAAGATTAAGAAAAGGTGCATTATATACAGAAATGTATCAGTTAGATGGTAGCCCTAGTTTTCAACCTTTTTATGATAGGTTTGAAAATCAACTAGCAGGATGGACTGCTACAATGGATATTCTAATTTATAATGATATATATATTTGCTAATGACATTTGATAATTTAGAAATAGCAGCTAAAACTTTTGCTAATTATGTTATACAGCAATCAAGAACAAGATTAACTAAAGATAAAAAAGGTAAAGGAGCGTTATATAGTTCTTTAGATAAAAAAATAACTCAAGATGCAACAGGCGTTATCGTTAGATTCTTTATGGAAGATTATGGGAGTTTTGTTGACAAAGGTGTAATGGGTAAAGACCCAAGCCGATTATCGCCTAATGCAAAAATAACAGGACAACAAGCACCCAACTCACCATACAAGTTTGGTAGTGGAAATTACGCAGGAACTTGGGATGCTTTTTTAAGTAAAATAAAAACTTGGGCACAAATTAAAGGTGTAAGATTTAGACAACAAAAAGGAACGAGCAAAGGTGGTCAATTTAAAGCTGGTAACTATGATAGCATCGCTTACATAATAGCATCAAACATATACAATAGAGGTTTAAAAGGCAATGAGTTTTTTAGCGTACCATATCAAAGAGGAATAGAAAGATATGGCGATTTATTTAGAGAAGCCTTAATAAAAGATTTAGAACAACAAAATATAAAATAATGGCATTAATAGCATTAAGAAGCCCACAATATAAACAGATAGAAATACCAGCATCAGGAGTGTTGTCAGCAAAATGTACAATAACAATAGAGGGAACATTAAGATATACACTAACTAAAAATGTAAGTGCAAGTACTGGATGCAACTTTGATATATCAGAATTGGTTAGAGATTATTTAACTATTAGTTATTCTTCTGCTTATACAGTTGATAGCGTTACAATAGTTACAGTACTTACCACACACCCTCAAGTTAATGGAGGAGGTACAGCAGTTGCAACAGTTACTTATAATGATGAGGGTTATGAAGCTTATGGAGAATTTGGTGAGTTATCTAATCCAATAGTTCCATTTAGAAGTAAACCAAGCTGGATGGTTGCATCACAAAATTTAAGTGCTACCGATAGTTTTGAAATCTTTGTGCCTATTGGAGAAAGTGGAATTGTACCATTTTGTAAAACAAATGGAACAATTTATACATCTTCTTACAACACAACTGAAACTAAAATCACCGAAGATAGTGTTGACCTAACAATAACTAGAATAGATTGTACTAAATATGGAAGTGGTGTGCAGATAGTTTTTATAAATAGATATGGAGTGCAACAAGACTTGTGGTTTTTCTTAAAGAAAGTTAAATCATTAAATAGAACTAATGAAACATATCAGGCTAATATTTTAGACTACCCAACAGATGAGTATGCTGATTATTCTAGTTCTGATGCACCAACTAAAATATTCAATACACAAGGTAAACAATCTCATAAATTAAGTTCTGGCTACTATCCTGAATGGGCTAATCAATATTTTGAAGAATTATTATTGAGCGAGTATGTATGGATGAAAGTACCTAAAAAAGAAAATCCAACAGTAATACAAACTATACCTGTATTAGTTAAGACATCTAGTATGACTTTTAAAACTTCTTTAAATGATAAATTAATTGAATATACAATAGACTTTGAAGAAGCATTTGATTACATACAAAATGTTAGATAGATGCAAAAACTACAACTATATATAGGAACTGATAGGCTAGATTTATTTAAAGATGAAACTGTAAGCTTTACCCAAACAATACAAAACGTAAAAGACATAAGTAAAATATTTACTGAATTTAGTAAGACCTTTTCGTTACCAGCATCTAAAGTAAATAATAAGATATTTAAACATTATTATAATTTTGATATTGATGGTGGTTTTGATGCATTAAACAAAGCAGCTGGTAAATTAGAATTAAATACAATTCCATTTAAAGAGGGATATATACGCCTAGAGGGTGTTGATTTAAAAAAGAATGTACCTCATACTTATAGAATTACATTTTTTGGAAATACAATTAACCTTAAAGATGTGTTAGGAAAAGACCAGCTATCAAGTTTAGGTGGATTAAATACTAATAATACTTTAGATTATACACACGACAATATAAAAAGTAAATTAACATCTAATCCTACATCTAGTATATGTGCTCCATTAATAACTCATACTAGAAGATTATATTTTAATTCAGCAACGACAGGAGATGGTAATGTAGATTGGCAAACAGCATCAGATATAAATGGCGTTTATTGGGATGATTTGAAATTTGCTATAAGACTACAAGCGATTATAGATGCAATAGAAGCACAGACAAATTATGGAATAACATTTAGTAATGATTTCTTTAATGATAGTTCTAACACAGCATTTTATAACTTATGGATGTGGTTGCATAGAAAAAAAGGAAGCGTTGAACCAACTACCGAATTAGTATTGAATTTTATTCAAGTTCCTGCCTTAACTAAAACATCAGGAAATACAGGCTATACTTCAGAAATAGGAGGTATTCTAACTTTAGCTAGTGTGAGTGGAAACATACACTATGTACAAACAGATTTAGAATTAACTCCTACTGATTTAGGTGTTGAATATAGCATTAGAGTGTTTAGAAATGGTGCACAAATAGCAGAACGATTAAACGTAACAGGCGCACAAACTTTATTTGATACATCAGCAACACGACTAGGTGCCGGTAGTTATACGATTGAAATAGCATCTATTGCTGGGATTGAATTTAATTCTACTAATATTGAATATACTATTTCTGTTGCAGATTTAAGTCCAGGAGGAGGTGGTGGTACAGATATATGGAGCAATGGCAGTACGTTTCAATCAAATTCTACAATACAATTTGTTATTACACAACAAATACCAGAAATGTCTATTATAGATTTTCTTACGTCTATTTTCAAAATGTTTAATCTAACAGCGTATGTAGATAATGCAGGAGTAATAGTTGTTAAAACTTTAGATAGTTATTATGCCGCAGGTAAAGGTGCTGTAGCAGGAACTAGTCCTTGGAATATAGATAAATATTTAGATGTAACAAAATCAAAAGTTAATGTTGCTTTACCATTTAAAGAAATTAAATTTGCATATCAAGGTTTAGGAACTTTTTTAGCTAAACAATTCTATCAAGTTAATAATCTTACTTGGGGAACAAATAAATATACATTAGGGAATGATATATATGATGCTCCAAGTGATGTTTATAATATTCAAATACCTTTTGAACACGCTATGTATGAAAGGTTGTTTAATGTAAATAATAACGACCCAACATCTATTCAATATGGTTATTTTGTTGATGACAATCAACAATCTTATTATGGCTCACCTTTAATTTTTTACGCTGTGTATATACAAAATGGAGATGAAATTTCTTTTAAAGCAAGTGCAAATACTAATACAAAAATTGATGATTATATAATTCCATCAAATAGTTTAGCAATTAGTGCATCTACTAGTAAGGTAAATATAAATTTTGATGAAATGGTTAATGAATATGAGCCTAACGACCCATTTACTGATACATTATTTACTAGTTATTATCAAACATATATAGCAGATGTATTTAATATAAAAAGTAGGTTAATAAAAGTAAATGCAATGCTTCCGTTAAAGATGTTATATGATTTAAAACTTAACGACCAAATACAATTTCAACAAAACACTTATAAAATAAATTCATTAACAACAAATTTAACAACAGGAGAAAGTAGTTTTGAATTATTAAATATAGTAAAATGATAAAAAATATAATAGACCTTTTACAAGTTGTAGAGGGCGAAACTGAAAATATAAAAATAGCACAAGGAAAATACGCATTACCTAAAAACTTTAAAGGTGCAATTAAACAAATTAAAAAGAATTTGAAATGGCAATAACAAACGAATATACACTCAAAATATCCACTAAACAAGCACAGAAAAATCTTGATGAAGTAAACGAATCTTTAGAACTACAAAAAGATTTAGTTACTAGGCTACAAGATGAGTTAAATGATTTAGAAAGAGAGTTAGGTAATATGTCTTCTAAAGACGCTACCAGAATGAAAAAAACTAAAGAAGCTATTAAACTCAAAAAAGAAGAAATTAAAGAAGAACGTAGTGGATTAAAACAAGTTCGTGCTGATAGAAAAGCAGCTAATGACCAACTAAAAAAATCTAAAAAAGAAGCAGCTGATTTTGGTGGTATAATGGGCTTAATAGATAAACAAACAGGTGGTGCAGTATCATCATTTACCAACTTTACAGGAAGTATTGGAAATGCTACTAAAGGAATGAAAGCTTTAAGAGTAGCGTGGATAGCAACAGGTATTGGTGCTTTTGTTGTTCTTATTACTTCTTTAGTTGCTGCATTTACACAAAGCGAAGAAGGGCAAGAGAAATTACAAAGAGGATTAGCAGCAATGGGCGCTGTTGTTAAAAATGTAATGGATGCATTTGCAGATTTAGGTCAGGCAATAATGGATGCTATTACTGCACCTCAAAAGGCTTGGGCGAGTTTTAAATCTGGCTTTAAGAAGTTTATATCTGACCCAATCGGTACAGTTAAAGGAGCTTATAATGATGCTAAAGAAGCAGCAAAAGATTTTATAGATGAAACTATAAAAGAAGTTAAAGCAATAGATAAAATCACAAAAGCAAGGCAACAAGCACATCACATTGAACGAGATTTAATAGTTGAAAGAGCAGAAGCTAATCAAAAAATAAATGATATAAGATTAGAAGCTGAAAAGCGTGATAAATATACAGCTGGTGAAAGAGTTGCTTTATTAAAAAAAGCACAAAAAATAGAAGAAGATATAACTAATAAACAAATAAAAGCCAAACAACTATTAATTGATGCTCAAGTTCAAGAAATGGCACAAGGCAAAAACACTATTCAAGATAAAGATAAATTAGCAAAATTACAAGCTGAATTAATTAATCTAGATACAAAAAAACTGCGTAGCCAAAGGTTATTACAAACACAAATAACAACAGCACAAAATCAAGAGAAAGCTGAAAAACAAAAAAAGATAGATGAAGCTAATGCAGAAATAGAAGAAGAAAAGAAAAAAGAAGAAAAAAGATTACAAGATATACAGACTATTCGTGATACTCACGAACAGATGGTAAAAGAACAAGAAGCAATTAAGGAAGAAGAAAAAGCTATAATTAAAAAAGAAAAAGCCTTAAAAGAATTAGAAGAATTAAATGCAACCGAAGAACAAAAAGCAGCAATCATATCTTATTGGGATAAAAAAATTCAAGAGGGTAAGAATAAAGATGCTGCTAATGAAGAAGTTAGAGATAAAGCAGTACAATCAGCTAAACTAGGAATGGCTAAACAAGGTATGGCATTAATTGGTGAAATAGCTGGTAAAGGTAGTGCTGTTGGTAAAGCAATGGCAATCGGTCAGGCTACGATTTCTGGTATTGAGGGAGTACAAAATGCTTATTCTACTGCTCAAAAAAGCCCAATTACAGTTGCATTTCCAGCATACCCATATTTACAAGCAGGACTTGCAGGAGCTTTTAGTGCATTACAAATAAAAAAGATATTATCAACTAAAGCAGATGGAAAGGGCTCAACTCCAAGTCCTAGAATATCTGGTGGGGGAGCAGCTTCTGTTACTGCATCTGTTCCAACATTACCTCCAGCATTTAATATCGTTGGTGATAGTGGTACAAATCAATTAGCTAATGTAATTGGTCAACAAACACAACAGCCTATACAAGCCTTTGTTGTAGCAAGTGATGTAAGTACAGCACAAGAACTAGATAGAAATATTATTACAGGAGCTTCATTAGGATAAATACAAAATCAAATTAAAATTACGTTATATAGATATGAAAATTATAGAATTAGTACTAGACGAAGAAACAGAAGAAAGTGGAATCGATGCTATATCAATAGTAGAGAACCCAGCCATTGAATCAGATTTTGTGGCATTAAGTAAACAACAAGAATTTAAATTAGCACAAATAGATGCTGAAAAACAAATACTATTAGGTGCATTACTTATTCCAAACAAAACCATATTTAGAACAGGTTTAGAGGGAGATTACTACATCTATTTTTCAAAAGAAACTGTAGCTAAAGCAAGTCAATTATATTTAAGCAGAGGTAAACAAAACAACTCAACATTAGAACATCAACATTCTTTAAATGGGTTAAGTTTAGTTGAAAGCTGGTTAGTTGAAGATGAGATACACGACAAATCTAGAAAGTATGGTTTAAATGTACCTGTTGGAACTTGGATGGGAGCAGTTAAAGTTAATAATCAAGAAGTATGGGATGAATATGTTAAAACAAATAAAGTTAAAGGTTTTTCTATTGAGGGCTACTTTGCAGACAAGATGGAACGACCTAAAGAAAACATTAAAGAAAAAATGTCAGATACTATTTTAATTGATAAAATAAAAGAAATATTATCAAAAGATGCAAAGAAATAGAAACCAATCAGATTACATACCAAGTCGCACCAGTCCTAAAGGAAGCTCAAGGGCTTGTTTATGTAAAGATACAAATACTTATTCACGAAAATGTTGTGATGGAGATATTTGGGCTCAAGGCATTGGCGTAATTACCAGAATAAATTAATGCTTAAATGCAAAATCAAAATTAAAAATCGTTATATATATAATTATGAAATCAAGTGAAATGCTAAATCAAATTAAAACGCTTCTAAATATCGAAGTAAAACTCGAAGAATTGAAGTTAGAAAATGGTACAGTTGTAGAAGCTGAATCTTTTGAAAAAGGAAAAGAAATTTTCATAAAAACAGATGATGAAAAAGTTGCTATGCCTGTCGGTGAATATATACTTGAAGATTCTCGTTTATTAGTTGTAGAAGAAGAAGGAATTATTGCAGATATGAGAGATGTGTCTGATGAAGTTCCACAGAAAGAGGGAGAAGATGGTGAAGAAATAACTGAAGATTTAGAAGATGATGAAGAAATGAGAGATGATGGAAAAGAAGCAGCAGTAGATGATTGGGCTGGTATGGAAAAAAGAATTAAGAATCTTGAAGATGCAGTTTCAGACTTAAAATCAAGATTTAGTGATAAAGAAGAAATGGACGAAGATGGTAAAGGATTAAAATCACGAACAGTAAAAGAAGAATTTTCTGAAGAAGCAGCTGTTCAACCAATCAAACATAGTCCAGAAATTAAACAAGTTGAAAAAAGAGTATTTGCTAAAAGTAAAACAAGAACAACTTTAGATAGAGTATTAAATAAATTAAATAAATAATAAAAAATGAGTACATACAGTTATACTTCAAATGATGATGTAAGAGTTCAAGTTTCACAAAAAACAAGAACTGCATCAGCTTCTGTACCTGCAGGTGATGCTGGTATAGACCAAAACATTGCAACCGATGCTTTAGTAATGAGTTTACCAAAGATTGGTACTGGAAATTTAGGAATGACTTTCTTATTTAGAAACACAGGAGCAGATGGAAATAACATTATTACGTTATCGCCAGATGCAGCTGATTCTTTTAATGGAAGTATTGCAAACGCAGCAGCAGATTCAGTAGCTGGTGGAGTTGCAGGAAAAGATTGGATTAACACAAAAGCAACAGCAAACAAAGGAGATTACGTTGTAATTAGAGCAGTAGCATTAACAAAATGGTACATTGTAGGTGGTGTTGGAGTTTGGGCATCCGAAGCATAATATTAATTAAATAAATAAAAAAAGAGATGAGTAATTTAAAAAATGTAAATCTAGGTACCACTACCAATGTAACGACTACGTATGCGGGAGAATTTGCAGGTGAGTACATTGCAGCAGCACTTCTTTCAGCAAGTACAATTGATGATGGAGGTTTATCTGTAAAACCAAATATTGCATACAAAGAAGTAATCAAAAAACTAGCTACAGGTACTTTAGTACACCCAGCATCTTGTGATTTTGACCCAAATTCTTCTGTAACGCTTACAGAAAGGATAATTCAACCAACTGAATTACAGGTTAACTTACAATTATGTAAAAAAGATTTCGTGAATGATTGGGAAGCACAACAAATGGGATATGGAATGAGTCAAACTCTACCTCCTAAATTTGCTGACTTTATGATTGCTCACGTTGCAGCAGAAGTAGCACAATCAACTGAATTTAACATTTGGAAAGGTGATACAGCAGCAGCTACAAATAATTCTTATGATGGGTTTGAAAAACTTATTGCAGCATCAGTTGCAGCAGGTGATGTTCCAGCAGCTCAAGCAGTAGCAGGTGCAGCACTTACTTCAGCAAATATTATTGCAGAATTATCAAAAGTAGTTGATGCTATTCCAGGTGCATTATACGGAAAGGAAGATTTATATATCTATATTCCAAGTAGTGCAGCTAAATTTTATGTTCAAGCATTAGGAGGATTTGCAGCAGCAGGTTTAGGTGCTAATGGTGTTAACAATCAAGGAACACAATGGTGGAATAATGGTTCATTATCTGTAAATGGGGTGAAGATTTTTGTTTGTCCAGGAATGTCTGACGACAAAATGTACGCAGCACAAAGAAGTAATTTATATTTCGGTACTGGCTTACTGAATAATATGAATGAAGTAAAAGTTTTAGATATGCAAGACCTTGATGGAAGTCAGAACGTGAGATTTATAATGAGATTTACAGCTGGAGTACAGTTTGGAATCGCATCAGATTTAGTTTCTTACGTATAATAAATTAATTAACTAATAAATAAAGGTAGGTGGGTTTTATCTACTTGCCTTTTTTTATAAAATAAAAGAAAAATACTATGGCTTGTACATTATCTACAGGAAGAAAAGTACCTTGTAAATCGGCTTTTGGTGGGATTAAGACTGTTTTATTTGCTGATTTTGGAACTATTGCTAGTGTTGCAGTAGATTCTACAACTAAAGTAGCAACTATAACAAATGGTTCACCAGCACCAGTTTGGTACGAATATGATGTAAAAGGTAATTCATCTTTAGAAACTACAGTAACAAGTTCTAGAGAGAACGGAACTACTTTTTATACTCAAACATTAAATTTAACTTTAACTTATTTAGATGCTAAAACACAAGCAGAACTTCAGGTTCTTGCATTAGCTAGACCTTATGTCGTAGTAGTTGATTATTATGGTAATAGTTTTCTTTGTGGATTAGAGAATGGAATGGAAGTAACAGGAGGAACTGTGGTAACAGGAGCAGCAGCAGGAGATTTAAGTGGGTTTACTCTTACATTTGAAGGAATGGAAGAAACAGCACCTTATTTCTTAAATACAGCAGTAACAGCTTCAGCAACTCAAGTTGACCCTACAGCTTAATCTAAATTAGGTTTAAAAAATCAAGCACTCTTTCTGGGTGCTTTTTTTTTGCTTTTTTATTTCGCAAATTGTAACGATTATTACGTTATATAAGTAATGATTATATTAACTACATCAGCTACTGCTCAAAGTTTATCAGTTATTGCTAGGACATACTCTAGTACATTTACTATGGGTATTAGAGATGATAGCACTAATGTTAGTGTAAGTTATGGAATAACAACAGCTACAACTTCAGGAAATTATCTTACATTTGATAATACTTTCAATCCTGTATTAGTAGAAAACCATTACTATGATTTACATTTATATGCAGATTTTAATTATTGGAATACTAACTATAGCTTTTGGAACTTATATGATGAAGTCTGGGAAACAGATGCAAATCAAAAAGAAGATATTTATAGAGATAGAATCTTCTGCACAGACCAAGATATAGACCAATTAAATGATAATGAACATTATGAATTAAATAAAGGTCAATATACACAGTATGATGGTTATAATAATGATTATTTAGTAATATGAAAAACAGAAAAAGAAATAGTTTAGGACAATTTACAAAAAACTCAAAAATATCTGAGTATGGTTTTGTTAATTTAAGCACTTATACAAGCCCAGAAATTAAAGAGGTTTATGGCAAAGATTGGATTGAATATGGAGTTGATAATAATTACTTTCAATATCTAATAGATAGATACAATGGAAGCCCAACTAACAATGCAGCTATAAATGGTATATCGCAACAAATTTATGGTAAAGGCTTAAATGCAACAGATGCTTCTAGGCGACCTGATGAATATGCTCAAATGATTTCTTTATTTAAAAAAGATATGGTTCGTAAGTTATGTTATGATTTAAAACTTATGGGTCAATGTGCTATTCAAATTATATATAATAAAAATAGAACTAAAATTGCTCAATTAGAACATTTTCCTATTGAAACATTAAGAGCAGCAAAATGTAATGATGAGGGAGAGGTACCAGCATATTATTATTTTAAAGATTGGACAAAACTTAAACCACAAGATAAACCACTACGAATACCAGCTTTTGGTATGTCAAAAGAATCTATAGAAATTTATTATATTAAACCTTATAAGTCAGGATTTTATTACTACTCGCCTGTGGATTATCAAGGTGGATTACAATATGCCGAACTTGAAGAAGAAATTAGCAACTATCATCTAAATAATATTTTAAATGGTCTTGCTCCAAGTATGCTTATTAACTTTAATAATGGAACTCCAAATCAAGAAGAACGCCAATTATTAGAAAGTAAAATAGCTCAAAAGTTTTCTGGTTCAAGTAATGCAGGAAAGTTTATACTTGCATTTAACGACAATAAAGAAAGTCAAGCCGAGATAACTCCTGTACAATTAAGTGATGCACACAATCAATATCAATTTCTATCCGATGAAGCAATGCGAAAAATTATGGTTGCTCATAGGATTGTCAGCCCAATGTTATTAGGAATTAAAGACTCAACAGGATTAGGTAATAATGCTGATGAAATAAAGACAGCTTCCTTATTAATGGATAATACTGTAATAAGACCTTTTCAGGAACTTTTAATTTCTTGCTTTGATAATATACTTGCTTACAATGAAATCGCCTTAAACCTATACTTTACGACCTTACAGCCACTAGAATTTACTGAAGTAGATAGTTCAATACAAGACAAAGAAGATATTGAAGAAGAAACAGGAGTTGAAATGAATTTAAAAGAAACTCTTTCTACTGAAGATACAAATGTTATTGTTGGCTCATTAAAAGAAACAGGCGTAAAAATGTCTGAAGATTGGGTTTTAGTAGATGAATTAGATGAAGAATCAGAATATAGCAATGAAGATTGGGCTAATTATTTAGTAAAAGAAAAACAAACTACTCTAAATAAAATTAGAAAAATTATTGGGCTAGATAAACAATATGTTCCATCTAAAAATAAAGGTTCAGCGTATAGTGATTTAGATTCTAAAAATGGATTATATAAAATACGATATAAATATGCTAGAGGTAAATTTAAAAACAAAGATGGTAAAGTACCTAAATCAAGAGATTTTTGTCAACAAATGATGGATATGTCTAATGCAGGAATTGTTTGGCGTATTGAAGATATTGATAGAGCAAGTTACCCAAGAGGTGAAGAAGATTTAGTTAATGCTGAATTTAGACACAAGCCAGATATTCCTTATAATATTTTTGAATTAAAAGGTGGTGTTTATTGTTATCATAAATGGGTAAGGGTTTTATACAGGCTAGATTCTAATACAGAAACATCTGAAAATTTAGGCAACTATAAAAAAACAAGAACAATACCTAAAAGATATTTAAGAAATCCAAGAGGATGGAAAAAAGCAGAAAAAGCTACAGATAAACAAAAAGGTAAAGGAGTATATCCAAAATAATAAACTATGGCAACACAATTATTTATTAACAGAACAGACCTTGTAAGAAACTCCATACTTGATGGTAATGTGAATACTGACAAGTTCATATACTTCATTAAAATATCACAAGAGATACATATACAAAACTATATGGGTACTAAATTATATGATGGATTAACAGCAGCAATACCAACTATTGATGCAGTAGGTAATGCAAGATGGAAAACATTACTAAATGATTATATTGTTCCGATGTTAATCTGGTACGCTCAAGTGGATTATCTTCCTTTTGCAAGTTACCAATTACGCAATGGTGGATTATTTAAGCATCGTTCTGAAAACTCAGACACAGTTAGTAAAAACGAAGTAGATTATTTAGTAGAAAAAGCAAGAACAAATGCAGAATGGTACACAAGAAGATTTATTGATTTTATGGCTTTTAATCAATCTACTTATCCCGAATATACAAATAACACAAATGATGATATATATCCAAGCTACGATTCAACATTTAATGGTTGGGTATTATGATAAAAAGAAAAAGAAAACCAAAACAAAAAAATATAGAAAAATTAAAAGTCTTTTTAAAAAAGATTAACAAAAAAATAAATTATGGCAACTCTATTTAATACTAAAATATCAGCTACATATCCAGGGCTTGTAAAAACAACTGACAATGCTGCTATTTCTGCAACATTAAAGCAATTAACTGATGGGTCAGGAAATAACACAGGGCTATATGTTAATACAGCAGGAGATTTCAAAGTTACTGCCATTTTAGAATGGGGGTCGTTGAAAGACACAGGAACAGGTGTTACTATTACTCAATTTGTAACTCAAGCAAATGGCATATCAAATTTTGATAATGATACTACAATTCCAACAAGTGCAGCAGTTAAGGATTATGTAGATACTAAATTCTCACAAACAGATACATTAACAGAGGTTTTAGGGTTTGGAAATACTACAAGTGGAAAAGACATAGCAGTTAGTGCTAATGATGATATTACATTTACTGATTCTTCTAAAATCTTAATGGGTGCAGGTTCGGACTTGCAGATTTATCACGATGGTAGTAATAGTTATATTGATGATACAGGTACAGGAGATTTAAAAATAAGGGGAGAAACAAATGTTTATATAGCAGCAGCAACAGGTGGTGCAAATATGGCTCAATTCACAAAAGGTGGTGCAGTAAAACTTCGATATAACGATTCTAATAAATTTGAAACAACAAATACAGGTGCTTCTGTTACAGGTAATCTTGTAGTAAGTGGAACTATCACAGGTTCAGGAGGTTCATTCCTACCACTCGCAGGGGGTACAATGACTGGAAACACTATTCACAATGACAATGTTAAAAGCATTTATGGTACTTCTTCTGATGGTCTTGAAATATATCATAATGGTAATTCGTTTATTGATGAATCAGGTACAGGAGATTTATATTTGAGGTCATCTGACAATATGTATTTTCAAACTTATGGAAGTGGTAAAGGTTGGATAACTTTAACTGAAAATGCAGGTGTTGATTTATTCTTTAACGATGTTAAAAAACTTGAGACAACATCAGCAGGTGCTACAGTATCAGGAGATTTAACAGTAACAGGTTCTATTACAGGAAGTGGTGGTTCGTTCTTGCCTTTAGCAGGTGGAACTATGACAGGCAACACTATTCATAATGACAATGTAAAGTCTATTTATGGTGCAGGTAATGATTTACAAATATACCACGATGGTACTAATTCATATATAGAAACTTCAACAGGAAGTACTGGAGATTTATATATAAAAGCACAAGGAACAGGACACGAATTAGTTTTACAAGCAACAGATGATGTTTTAATAAGACCACAAGGGGGTAATAATGGGATTAAAGTTATAGGTCAAGGAGCAGTAGAACTTTACTATGATAACTCAAAGAAATTTGAAACTACATCATCAGGAATTAAATGGACTGGAGATGCCCTTAATGGTACTAATGGAAATCTAGTAATGGGTACAGGACAATTAAAATTTGCTGATACAGGGCGTTTATTTATGGGAGATTCTGATGACCTTGAAATATACCACGATGGTTCAAATAGTTATATAAAAGATACATCAGGCACAGGAGAATTAATAATTGATACAAATGCTTTTAGGGTAAGGAGTGCTAATGGTGGAGAAAATATGATTCGTGCATATGAAGATGGTGCTGCTGTTTTATCGTATAATAGTTTTGATAAATTACAAACTACAAACACAGGTATATCAGTAACAGGAAATGTTTCAACTACAGGAAATGTAGCAATTCCTGATGCAGGACAATTACAATTAGGAGCAGGAAATGATGCTCAACTATATCATAATGATACTAGTTTTACTTTAAGAAATAACAAAGGTGATTTAAGTATTAATCAAGGTGCAGTAACACAATCAATAGTGTTTAGAGTATCAGATGCAAACTCACTAGATACAACAGCTTTAACAATATCAAGAAATGCTGATGCAAGTTTTGGTCGTGATGTAACAATAGCAGGTGACTTAACAGTAAACGGAACAACAACAACAATAAACACACAAACACTAGCAGTAGAAGACCCATTAATAGAAATGGCAAAAGATAATTCGGCTAATTCTGTTGACATAGGTTTCTATGGCAAATACAATGATGGTACTGCAAGGTATTTAGGATTGTTTGCTGATGCTTCTGATAGTAATAAATTTAAACTATTTAAAGGAACAACAGAATTACCACTAACAACAGTAGATACAGGTGGAACAGGATTTTCTTTAGCTGATTT